CCAGCATCCATATCAGTCCCAATACGAGACAAGATGTTTTGTTTAGCTGTAAATTGAAGACCTGCTGGTGTTTGGGTAAATAATTGAAATAAACGAGAAGCATCTTGAACCGATCGAGTAGGAACTAATAATCCCCCACGTAAGATAAAATCAGGACCACCAGTGCGTCCAAGTTCTTCAGTACTTATATCATTAGCGGTTTTAACGATAAAAGGTTGTTTACTTGATCCTCCACCAGGTCTATCTTTCCCAAATCGGAGAGATTTAAGATTGGTTTTAAGATTAACTAAAGGCATTTACTTAATTAGTTATGTCATTTAATCTTGATATAGGAATACCTACTTCTGGAGATTGGTATCCTACAGGAGTTTTCCCGTTTAAATCTAATTTACTTGGTCTCGGAAGAACAATAGCACGGCCATTATCGTAGGCAGCATCGTATTGTCTTACTTCAGGATCAAAAGCTCCATCTAAAGAATACCCAGGATCAGTACCATAGGCGTGTAACTTAGATTGAGCAGTAGCACCATTATGGTTAGGTTGGCCTGGGGTTCTTCCATCATATCTGTGGAGAGTAGTGTCTTGGTTTTTGAATTTGTCGTAAAGTCCCATAGTATTATTTTATTATAAATATTAAGTTGTTTAAGAACCTACAGCATAGTTATTCATACTCATTCCTGTAGATAATTTTCTTTCATCCATGTATATGTTAGGGGTTACATTTACATTTACAGGTTGATTATTACTCGCCATACTTCCATTACGAGAAGAAGCAGGTCTTCTACCATCTGAGTTATAGCCGGAGCCCCCGCCTCCTCCTTCGAAACCTAATTGTGATCCTAAACTGTTCCATGACGCAGCAGTAGATGAAAAGTCAAAATCACCTTTTAGCATGCTAATTATATCTGTAATAATACCTGCTATTAATCCTACAATACTTAAAGCAAAACCTAAAAGTTGTAAGACTGGATAGAATGCTTGACCAACATCTGCAAAAATAGATTTTAATTTGTCTACAGTTTGGTTAAATTTATCAGCTAGAGATAATTGTTCTACTCTATCTGCTAATTCATCTTCACCTAAAGCTCTTAATTCTTTAGCACTTTTACCCATTACCTGCTGTTTAAACAACATATCTGATAATCTATCAGAAGATAAACCAAAAGCTTGAGCTAAAGCTTCTTGTTGGATAACATTCATTTTACTAAATTCAGTAAATGTTCCAACTTGAGATGAAATTTCTCTAGTAAGATCAGCTATATCACCATTTAAAGCAGCTAAACGAGCTCTTTCTAAATTAATTTCTTTACCTGTAAGTAATTCTGCTTCTAATTCTTTAGCAATTGAAGCTTCAAAATCTAATATAGCTGAGGAGATATTTTTAACATCGTCTAAACTTCCACCTAATTGTACCGCTAAAGTAACAGCTTCAGCAATAGCAGCTGGGTTAGCTTCTAAGTTGGCTCTTAATTGTCCTGAGACTGCGGCTACGGCTTTTAATACTTCACGGTTATCTAATTGAATTCCCGTTTGTCTTTGTAAATTATAAGTAGTAGCTAATACTGCTTTGTATTCATCTTCAGCATTTTTACCTCTAGCTTCTGATAATGTTACTAATCCACCAGCTTCTTGGGCACTTAAACCTACTTGTTCAGTAAGTTTAGTCATAGTAACTAAAGTATCTAAAGTAAAGTTATTAATAAAACCTAACTGTTTATTAAGTTCATTAAAACTTTTAACTACTTTTTCACTAGTAACAGCTATATTACCGCTGTCACGAGCTGCTTCTGCTAAGTTTTCTCTAAATAAAGTAGCTTCACCCTTAGTTAAAGCCATAGATTTACCTAGTTCGGTAGTTTCTTGATCAGCTCTAAATATCCCTTGGACTAATTCTGCTATTAATACAACAGGGCCTAAAGCTTTAAGAAGATTTTTACCTAAACTTCCAACAAAGTTTTTTGCTATTTTAAATTTATCTCCTATAGTAGCAGCTTTTTTACCACCATCTAAAAGAGATTTAGTGAATTTTCTGTTAGATTTTATAGCATCGTCTATACCTAAACTATCTGCTAGTTTGCCAAATCCTGATTTTTTTAGACCTTCATTTATACCAGATGCTAAGTTGCCTTGGAGGCCCATAGCTTTTGTGATATTTTTTTCGTAACCAAGGCGTTTTTCAAGCGCTTTATTTAATTCATCAGCCTGGATAAGGTTATCTGCAGCATTTTGTTTGTCTTCCTCACTGAGATCGCGGTCTTTGGTAGCTATGTTTAACCTTTCCATAGCTATTTTATTCTTAGATTGAAGTTTTTCTATAGCTTCTTTATCTAAATCAGTAAGATCTAAGGCATCATCTAAAAGTTTATCTGAAATGCTTTTTAATTCTCTTGAAGCACTGATAGCTCCTTTTCTTGCAGAATTTTGCTTAGTAAGTTCTTTAAGGTTACCTATAAGGACATTATTAATGTCTTTTAAACCTTCATAGTCTTGATTTCGTTCTTGTCTAATCTTCTCTTCGAGATCTAATTGTTCTCGAAGTTTTCGATTATACTCTTCTTGTAGCCTTATATCTTCTGGTGTACTCATATGCTATGCTATATACTAATAAATATTAAAGAATTTAATTTTTACTTGTATTTAGCTGGGTTGTTTGTTGGGAAGAGGGATTTGTTTACTTTTCCAGATGAATCTATTAATGTAGAAGAACCCTTAGAAGAAGCTTTATCCATTTGAGATTTTTGTTCTTTATAGTAAGCTTCTATTTCACTAAAAGTAAATAAACGAAGCCACCTAGGCATGTTATAAACATCATGCCAAGAGTAGCCTCCGTTACCATGAAATACTATTTCGTGGATTTGTTTAAATAAATTTACTCTATATTTAGGAGCTATATCAGAAGTCAGGCCAAAAAAATCGGAGCCCAATGGGGATGTCAACCTTTGCTCCATCTGGTTCGGGAAAAAAAGTTAAATCTACGTCGGGAGTGATTTCTACGATTTTTGATCTTAGTGCTCTTGAGTCTGCAGCTAAAAAGTAATTATCTACAAACTGTCTAATTGATTTTTTATCTCGTTCTCCGTTTACTGAAGTGATAATATGTTTTAAACGAGTAGTTAATTCAGGGGGAGATGAATTAGGGCTTAATTTTTTAAGACCTTCTAATTCTTGAGTAATATCTGCCTCGTGTTTGTGTGTTATTAAATTAAAAGTAACAGTAGCACCTGAAGTTGGTAGAGTAAATGTAAATTCGTTAGTAGTTGCTTGGGTTACTTCTTCAGCAAGTGGTTTTGCTTCAAGTGTAGATAAATCTACTGTTTGTTCTTCTCCCTTGTAAGTGAATTTATAATCTTTACCATAACCTAAAATACGAGCTGCTACCATTAAAGCATTTTTGTCTCCTACTAAAAGATCGTTGTAATCAAATTTAGTAACAATAAGTGATTGAAGTAATTTATCTAATACTGTACCTTTTTGAATGTATGATTGGTTAGAAAGAATGTCTTCTTCCTTAGCAGTCATATACTTCATTTCAATAGTACCACTTTTTAAAGGGTGACCTTCAGGATATAATAAACCTTTTGAAGGTAATTCGATTGTTTCTGTTGGGAGTGTAAAATCCATATCTTTTATTAATAATAACTTTGTTCGTGTATACATATCAAAATAAAAAAGAGCTTAACCGAAGCCAAGCTCTCTTTAAAAAATATGTAAACTTTTTTAGAAGTTTAGTACACAGTAATCTGGTTGTACAGTCATTGTAATTTGAACGGCAGTATCAACTGTATCCCAGTTATAATCACCAAAGTTAGATTCAGTAATTAATGCACCTTTAATAATCCATTCTGAAACGATGTCACCAACAGGACCTAATACGTTGAAAGTTAAGTCTTTCTTGTAGAAGTCACTATAACCGTCACGGCCTGTTACTGATTCGTGGTGTAAACGTACCCACTCCATTACAGCTTGTGCACCAGAAGGTGTGATTGGATCAAATAATGTAAACTGAATAGGGTTCCATACTGTTTTACCTTTAACAAAACGTTGTACGTTAATGTGGTTTAAAGGTACAGAACCTTGAGTTAAAGATACAGCTCCTACACCTTTTACCATAAATGATGGAGTACCATCAATATACATGATAAATCTATTCGGCTGTTTGGGTTCAAACGCTGTAAAGAAAATTTCGTTCGGGTCTAATACTGCCATTTTGCGTTATATTATTTTATTCTATTATAAATATTTAATTTTTAACTTTTTACGCTGGGAATGTTGCTCCAGTTGGTAAAACGTTAAAGTCTAAGTAAATGAATTCAGCTGTTTTAGTTGGTTGTAAGTAAATCTGGCCTACTAACATATTTCTATCAACTACATCAGGAGTATTATTACTTTCGTCCATTACTACTTTAAACGCATATAAACCTTGTCTTTGAACTACTGATTCTAAGTATGGGTTCACTTGGCTTAAGAAATTATTTCTGGTAGCAGCTGTGTTTTGTTCAAATACTAAGTTTTTAGCAAGTTGACCAATATAGCTCTTAAGATCGATTAATAATCTTCTAACATTTACTCTATCAAGCGCAGAAGCTTGTTTTTGTAATGTTTTCTGACCGTATACTACAGTTCCAACTCCTGGGAATGAAGCGATTGGGTTTACTTTACCTGAGTATAAAGTATCTCTGTTTGCTTGAGATAATTTTCTTTCAGGACGAATTACCGTAGTTAAACCACCTCTATTAATACCCGCCGGAGCGAACCATGGTTCAGAGGCATTGTCGTTAAACGCGTAAACACCCGGAATCATTGTCGAAGCTGGTACCCATACTTGGTCACCTGTATCAGGATCGATAGTTTGTAACCAAGGCCAGTACATAGCACCATATGAGCTATTTCTTGAACTAGCTTGTGTAACTGCTGAAGTAATTGATTGAGCGTATAATACAGGGTCAATTATATAAATTGCATCACCTCTAGTAGCTGTGTTTGATAAAGCTGTTGAAATTGGTGAAGTATGAGTACTATTTGCTAAACCAGGAGTTACTAACATATTATATGCGTAGTCATCTTGGTTAGCTAATAAACTTAACATATTAGTATAATCATCAGCTACTAAACCTTGTGTTCTAGTACTAATATTACTGTACATATTATTAGCTCCTTCAGCACTGATTACGGTACCAGCACCACCAGCAAAAGTACCTCCTAAATATCCTGTAGAAATTGAACCGCTAATTGAACCGCTGCCTGCTAATGGGATGGAACCAGTATATTCTGCTTTGGCAACACCGTTATTATCAAAATAATTAGGGGTTTTGGAAGTTACTGATGCTACTCTTACGTATCTTGAAGCGTTACGATATGAGCCTGTAATTTCAATATAATTTTCTGTTGAGTTGTATTGATATTTTTGGTCACCAATTATTCTTGAAATATAGTTTGAAGCTTTTGGGTCTAATGACAAATTAGTCCAGGTTTCAAGAACAATTTTAGAGTTTTCATTATCATCACCTCTTCTAACTAATAAATCAAATGTACCATCTGATGTACTTGGGTTTTGAATTTCCCATCTAACGTTATTAGATGATCCTGAGTATAATGAACCTGAAGGTAATAATACATTGGCATTAGAGCCTGATTGGTTAAAAATAACTCCCTTATCAATAACTTCTAAAGTAAATGAAGAAGTTAAATAAGTAGCATCATTTTCAGCAAAAGATTCAGAAATACTATGAGAAGTAAATATGCTTGCTGAAGCATAATCCCAGCTTGTAGAACCAGATACTACTCTAGTTACTAATAATGTTTGACCTCCATTTTGAAAATAATTGTAAGCAGCAATTGAAGTAAAGAATGTAAAATCTTCACTTGCGCTTGAAAAAGTAGTTCCAAAACGATTTTGGTAATCTGAATATGAAGTTACTAGCGTAGGGATTTCTACAGGGCCTTTAACTGTAGGGCCTACGATAGCAGCACCCACCGATACGGGTTGCTGCGTGATAAATGACTGGTCATTTTCTCTTGCTAATACACCAGGTGAAATTAATGTTTCTGCCATTGCCTATGAGGTTATGTTTTGTTATAAATATTAGAAGAGAATTCAAAAATTAATTTACTTTTGTAAATTCTCCCGTTTCTAAATTAATAGAACCTTCACCATACTTATCTTGCAATTGTTGAGCTATTGTAGTTTTTTGCTCGTTAAGTTTAGTAGCTTCTTGAATTTTAGTTTCTTTTTGGGAGGTTAGTACTTTTAAGTTTACTTCTATCTCTCCGATTTTGTTTAAAATTTCTGTTTCTTTAGTTTGAAGACTTATTAATTGTTTTTTTTCGTCTTCAGTTAGGAATATTTTTTCCATGATGATAAATATTATAGGTTTTTATTAGATCTTAAAGTTTTTAAATTTATTTTGTCTTCGTAACATTTTAAAGCTTCTTCTACTGTTGAATAAATATTTTCGGGGATGAATTGGTACTCATCATGTGATGTCATATACCAAGTATGAGTAGGTTCAAAAATTAAATATGCAGGAGTAATAAGTTCTTTTTCATTCCAATGAAACATTTTCCAAATATCGGGATCTTCAGGAGCAGTCATATTAAAATTTAACTTATAATCATCTGAAATGTCTAAGACGTTCATTCCTAATTCAATGAAGGCAAATGAAAAAATTAATTGAGAATTTTCTCCTTTTTGATATTCACTATGATCATCTCCGTGTTTCCATTTAGTATGAACGTCATTATGGGGTATAACTCCGTATTTATTATAAACTTTTAAAAGATTTTCTGTTGAAGCTATTCCTGAAGAATGACCTGCATGTTTTTTGTAGTAATTCCACCATTCGGGATTTCTAACCATCATACATAAATAACCACAATTTTCTGTGGTTGTGTATTTAGTAATTAAGTATTGGTCCCAATTAGGTTCTATAAAAAAGTAATCATCTTCATTAAAAATATAATAATCATATTCTGTTTTATATTTTTTAAAGGTATCATTCCAAGCACCGTAACTCATTCCTCTATTAGGTCTAATAGATAAAGAAACATCTGCTGTTCCTAACCTTTTAGGAGTAATTTTCCAAATTTCACTAATATAATGAAAATCTTCTTCTCTTAAGTTAAAATTAAATACAATTTTAGATAAATTATGGGGAATAATACTTAAATATTCAATGTGTTTTTTTAAATAACAAAGTTTATCATTTTCATAAACCGTAATTTTATTTCTTCTATCGCCTAAATAAAAGTTAATTACATAGCAAGTTTTACTAGATTCTACCATTTTAATTGATTTTTGATAACTTTAAATACTTGATCTACTGTAATTGATTTTTGGCAAATATGTTGTTTATCTGTTCCTTTATGAATAGGACACCAATCCCAATCACCGGCATCAAATATAAAGTTACGATTAGTCCAACACGGGAAACATACATCATTCATAATACGAGTAACATTACCAGTAAATTCATGTCCGTCTTCAGCGAAACCATTAATCATAATAGTATGTTTACCTACAGCCCAGTTTAACCATGATAAACCTGAGCCTAATCCTATAAATAAATCAGCATGATATAAGTAACTAGCTACAGTTTTAATATCTTTCCCATGTACATTAGTTACACCATCAATATGAAATTCATTTTTAGTTAATGATACTACTTTATAACCTTCGTCAATT